TTAATAACTAAACGTCCACTTTTTATTAGATTAGCATTTATTGTTCCTGTTGTTATATTAGAACCATTTATTGTTGTAGATCCTTGAGTACTTAAATCAGTAAACTTAACCAAACCACTTAATGTTATATTTGCATTTTTATTATCTATTTGATTTCCATTTTCATCATATAATTTTATGTTAATTCCAGCACTTGTACTATTATCAGTTGCAGTAAGTGAAATAGATTTAGCGCTTTGGCTTATTCTTGTTGATAAAGCATTAGTTGTTGACTTTGTTGCATATGTATTACTTACACTACTTGTTATTTCATTTGCTTTAATATTTATAGCACTATTCATTTGTGAAGTTGTTGAATAGTTAGTTAATTTTTTGTTTACATTTATATTTATTTCATCCGATTTTTGACTTATTATACTATCAGTTTCAGCCTTAGTATAAAATTGTGTAGTATATATATTTTTTGCCATTAATGTTGCATATATGTAACCAGAATTATAGCCAAGTATTGACACCGTATAATCTCCTTCCGTCAATATAATAGTAGGATATGTATAATCTGTAGTTATTGGATTATTAAGTAAGCCAACTGTTCCATCGGCATTATATTTACATCTTTTAGTGATGCTACAAGTTTGAGTTTCATATCCCATATTAAACTCATCATAATTTTCACTATCATAATAAAGTAAGTCATCAGGTAATATATAATCGAAATTTTCATTTGTCGTATTATTATGAAATCTAATTGTTCTAATTTTTAAATATGTTATATTACTTGGGAATAGATTAACATTTGGATATAAATAGCTTATATTTTCTCCTACAGGTCTTACTTTTAATAATATTGGTTCGCTTTCATTTACTCCTGATAAAGGTACACTAGCAATAGTACTTTCCCCACTAACAGTTATATCTGCAATATCGCTTATTTTTGAATTAATTTCATCAACTGTTTGTGTTATTTGAGAAATTTTTTCATTTTGTTCACTAACATTGCCTACAACACTTTCAATTATTTGATTTTGCTTGTCTACAATGAAATTAGTTTTCTTCAAATCTTTATCCGTTGAACTAGAAAATTTATATTCAGTAGTTGTTTCTTCTGGTTCATCAGAATGAATATGATCTAAAATACCACTCGTAACTTCTAAATTATTAGCTAAAAGAATTGTTTCATAACTTGTTCCATACATGCTAATTGTAAATTTATCAATTGGTTCCAAATAAAAAACACCTAAAGTATCGGTGTCAAAAGAATAATATTGGAAATTTTTTATGTATGACCACATTTCATCAATATAATCTTCTCTATCATTTGTTGATAGTAATTGATTATCTTTTATTTTAAATTCATGAAGACCATTAGTTTCAATACTTTCATCATCTCTTCTATTTATAGTGTCACTATCTTCTGCTCTTGAAAAAACTAATGAATTAAAAAACACTAAGTTACCAATAGTAACATTAGTGTCACTAAAAAACTCTTCATCTATTATTTCATTTGTCTGAATTGGTTGTATTAATGTTGGAATACCATTTTTTTCAACTAGCCAATGGCAAGCAATCGTACAAAGTTCATCTAAACAATCTCGAAATGTATAATTAATCCCACTCCATAAGTCTTGCTTTATAGTTTTTGTTGAATTAATAAATGACAAAGGTATTCCACTTGTATCCCAGCCTAATCTTTCAAAAATTGCAACAAACATGTTTCTAATAGATATAGGATATTCAACTTCTAAGTCATAATCAATCATTGATTCTTCTATCTTATCATATGCTTCTATTAAGTATGATTCATTATCTTCACTTTTTTTAGGTGCATGGGTTTTATATGCACCTAAATTAACATATTCAAATTGATGATTAACAAGTAGCCCTGTTTGAGCGTTTATACTTGTTTTTTCAGGAATAGCTACATTAAGATCAAGGTTTAATCCTTTCAGGCAAGTCTTAAATAACCCAGCATCATATATTCTATTTATAGAATTAATATGATCTTCTCCTGTTAATGTAGTATTACCATATATTAATAATGCATCTATTGTATTTGGTTTAACTATATTTTCTTTAAATTCATTAGATACTGGTATCATTAACCGACTCTCCTTTTTCTTGAAATATAAGCTACATCAAAGTTACTTACTCTTCCTATCCTTTTTTGATTATATTCTAAATCATTTGTATATGTTGCAATAGTTATAGTCTTTTTTAATTCAGGATCATAAAAAGTTGATGTTTGTTCTTGAGAATTAACAATTGATGAAATAGTTTCTAGTTGATTTTGATTAAGTCTTCTATACGTTAAAGTTATTTTAGGAAAAATATTAAATGACCCAACAACACTTTGAGCTATATTTCTTCCAGAACCTTTGCCCCACATTTTATGCCATCCAAATTTTGCATTAGTAATGTATGGAGCCATTTTAATTCCATTTATAATAATACTATCAACATCTAAATCATATGTAATCATTAAAATGACCTCCCATTCGTTAAATAAGCATTTTGATTTTCTACCATTTTATTTTCTCTACTTATCAATCTATTATTCAAATAATTGTTATTTGTAAGGCTTACTCTTACATTCTTTCCTATTTCATACCCTAATTCGGACATAGCGGCAGGATCTGATAATGGCATATAAGCTTCTCTTCCTTGCTCACCTGATACCAAGTTATATCCAACTGGCACTCCTCTTCCAGGTACATTTAAAATAGCTCCATGTGCTAGACCTATATTTTTTAAGGTTTTAGTAACCCAAGTAAATCCACTTACTTCACTTGGGCTTAGCCCAGGTGCTTTTATTATTGTATCAAATATACTTGTTAATTTCTTTGTATTTGTTTTTATTTCAACTGTTGGATTTGCTTTTAAACTATTCATATTTGTAAATGTTTCTTTTGCTTTTGTCCATAAACTTTCAAAATATGTCTTTTGATTGCCTGTTGATATTTTTGTTTGACTTGCAACTTGCTTTACACCATCTATTTGTTTTAGCATTCCATTATAATAATCTAGTTGCTGTTGCTTTATATTTTCAGGCATATTCATGTCCGAATATGTTTCTTTAATTTTTTCTTTAAATTCTTCTTCCTTTGTAGTTAAATAAGAAACTGTATCAGTATATGTTTTTAACTGGTCATCTGTTAATTTATTTTGAGATGCATATTTTCCCATTATATTCGTATTGTTTATTATACGTTGTATATGTTCTTCTTCAATTTCTTTTGCTTTTCTTGTTTGACCAGTAACTCCTTTTACAGCTGCTTCTAATACATTGTTGCTTTTTGCCTCTTCTTTTTTTGCATCAATTGTATTTTTAGATAATTTGTTTTGACTATCTAATTCATTAATGTAATTAGCAATTTCTTTTGCACCTTTTTCATAAGTTAAGTTTAATTCACCATTTGCTTCATTAACTTTCTTTGTTTCAATAGTATTTTTCTTAGTCATATTTGTGACATCTTCATTAACATTAGGCAATTTAGATAACCCATCATAAATATCTTTCAAATCGTTTATTAAGTCTCTACCAGTAACAGCATTATAAAGCATACTAACACCAACAGTTACAACACCTATTGCTGCCAGAGGTTTAAGTATTCCTAAAAGCCCAGTTAATCCTTTACCTGAGCCACCTATTAGTTTCCCAATATTTGTTAACCATCCACCTATTTTAGCGGCACCAAATACTATTCCTAAAGTTCCACCAATTGCAAATACTAAATCCTTATTTTCTCTTAATATGTTACCCATATCTGTTAGAAATTTAACTACGTTTTGATTTAGTTCAGGCATTTCAAAATTTGAAGTATCTATTCCGCCACCACTTCCTACTGAAGAAGAACTACTTGTATCTTGTTCTACGTTCATTTCATCAAATGAATATGTTTGATTATTTAGTTCCTTCATGGCAGCTGATGTTCCTTTAATAGCCTTAGTATTTGCATTCATCCCTTTTGTTAAATCAATTTTCCCATTAGTTAATGCTTTAACAAATACATTTAAGTACCCTACTATCTTTAAAATGCCATCTGCTAATCTTTCAATTATAGGGCCAACTAAATTACCAAGCGCGACCCATATAGATTGCATTTTTGCTGCAACATCACTATGTTGTGATAAATAGGAATTACTTGCTTTACTTATTACGCTAAAAATAGTTCTAACTCCAAACAAAGCTAATCCAAATCTTTTTAAAGATTTCCCAGCATCAGAAAAAGAGTTTTTAGTTCTTTGCCCTGCTTTTTCTGCTTCTTCAGCAACTTCTGGAAAAGCATTCTTTAATTCCTTAACATTTGCAGCCACAAATTCAAAATCTTGTGATTGTATTCCTTTTGCATTTGTTCCTATACTTCCAGTATTAAGTGATAAACCTTTTGAAAAATTACTGCTTTGATTATATTGAATATTAGAAACTTTTCCTAAAGATACTTTTAGTTGTAATTCTCTTAATTTTGCTAGTTTGTTTGTTGTTTTTTCAATTTCAACAGCATATTTTCTTAAAGATTCTGTCTTCCCATCATATGAACCTGATCTATTCTCAATGGCATCGTATGTTTTCTTTTGTGCTTTTAGTTTCCTCTCCGTCTCTACTATTTGACTATTAAAACTTTTATTATCAAGTTCTGACCTTATCCTTATCTTTCCATCATAATTCATATCTTATCACCTCCTATAATCCCATTTCTCTATCAAATTCTGATATGTTGTTTTTTTCTTCTTCAGATAAATCTTCTATATCTTCATTATCTAAAGCGACAGCTTGTTTTGCTTCTAATATTTTCAATTTTCTTTTTTCATCTGTTTCTTCGCTTAAATCATATGATCTAATTTCACGCACTTTATTAATTAGTGATTCAGGAGTTAATCCTTCAATAAGTTCGTTATATTCCCACCAATGCATGTAATCTACTGTATTAAGATTAATTTTGTAACATTGTCTAATACTTGTTCTTACTCTTACTTCATCTTTAACATGGTCAAAATCGATAATATCTCTAAAATCATTTTTTTCTTTTCCACATCTTAAAAAAAAAGCACATTTATCTAGTGCTATTTTCATATCTTCAAGTTCAAAATCTCCTATCAATAGTGTCAGAATTATATATCCCCTTTTAAAATTACTTAAAGTATTGTCATTGATAGCTTTAAAACATGCTATTGCAGTTCTATAATCTGTATCAAGATTATATATCTTTCCATTAACTTCAATCTTTGTAGGATAATTCATATTAAATCACGTCGTTTTCTCTATTTTTATATTTTTCAAAAATATTTTTTTGAATTGTGTCATGTTTTAATTTCATTTTCTCAAAATGGGGAGTCAATTCGTCGAATAGTTCATCAAACATACCAATTGTATTTGTGCTCCCAAATATTTTTTGGCAGGCATTCTCTCCTAATAATTCATCGAATATTGAACGTAGGTCAGAGCAATAAGCAGTATCTAGTTCATGCATTGCTTTTGCTTTTCCTGCATCATCTTCTTTAAAATTTTCGTTTATTTCTCTAGATTGATTGTAATATTCTTCTTGCCTATTCTGAATCTTTTCACCGCAATTAATAAACTTAAATGGTAAGTCAACATCTAAAAGATTAAATTCAATATAATCTCCAGCATCATTAACTTCAATTCTATATACATCATAATTCTTAATTCTTATACTATTTTCCATTTTTACCTCCAATTAAAAATAAGGGTAGGTTTTTACCTACCCTATTACTATCCAGTTGCTGTTGGTGTAAAAACTTTTGTAGTAGGATTAAAAGTTCCGTAAGTTTTAGCACCATCCCAATGAAGTTCATATGGGTAAGCAATTCCTTTGGTATCTCCACCATAAGAACGAAGGTTAATTGCAGCATTTTGTTTATATGCTTTATATTCTCCTTCTGATGCAGTTTCAGTTAAGTCAACTTCCATGAACAATTCTTTAACTTCGTCTCCATCTTTATCTTCCCACTCGATTGCTTTTAGTTTTTTACCTAACTTTGAATCATCTCTATAATAGAATGGATCTACTGAAGTAATTCTAGGCATTTTTGTTATATCTACATTTGTCTCACCTAATACATTTTCTTCTGAAGATACATCATTGTTTAATTCTGTAGATAATTCATTATTATCTTTTCCTATTGCTTCGTATGTCTCTGTTTCACCAGTTGTATCAACGTAGAATAATCTACGTTCTTTTCTTTTTGCTTTCAAGTTAGCACTCCCTTTCTTTTATTAAAAATTTGAAAATTCATCTGTGTTTTTCTTTAGATATTCAACTCTCAATTGCATTTGATAGCAGGCTTTTCTCATGTTATCAGCAAGAGAAATTAAATAGTCGCTAGTTGTTACTTCTACATTAGTACAAACTTTATTCTTTTTAAAAACAGGTAATGAATTATCTTCTACCTGTTCTTCTATCCAATCACTAACATCTTCAAAAAAATTACTGTTTTCTATATTCTGTTTTAATTCTTCGCTATATGGAAACCATGCTCTAAGAATTATATTTATTTGCTTTATTTTATCGCCATTTACTCTCGTTTCAATTGTCTTTTGCCCAGGAGCTTTTTCTATGGAAGCAGTATTTGCATCAGAAGACAAAAAATCAACACCAATTGATTTTAAATCATCAAAACTGTCACATTTCATGAGCCATGTTCTAATTGAATTAATCACTTCTACCACTCCTTATATAGTTTTCTAATTCTCTACAAATAGTATCTCCATTATCAGCCCACATTCTTTCAACCCAATATGGTCCTCGTTTCCCATTCCAGTTGTTTATTTTTTTACCATTTGGATCCTTTATTTTAGGAACATTGGGTCTAGACCAAAAACCATATGTTGAAGAAAAAAATGCACCTTTAAGTGTAATTGGATCAACATATAAATCTCCAATATACATATAATGTGCATATGGAGATTCGTATATATAACCCTTATAATCACTTTCAGTTGATGTATTATTTTTTAATATCCCACTATTCATTGGAACATAATCATCAGACCATCTTCTAACTTCATCAGTGAAATGTTTTTGTACACGTCCACCTGAATCAAGTCCTAGATTTCTTATAATTTCTTCCGATGGCTTTACTTGAACATCAAATTCAAAATTCATTATTTACCCATTATTAAAAGATTATCTAATGCACTTCCAACTATATTTTCATCAATAGAAAAGACAGTTATTTGTCTATAACTGTCATTTAATTCATTTATGGAAGCTATATCTGGACCTATTCCTAATATAATCCTATCGTTTGGTTTGATAGTATATTTAGAACTACTATTATAGGACTTGTAATTAACATAATCTTCTAAATTATCCCCATCTATAATAATATTGATATTTCCAGACTCTACTACACCTTTACCACTTATGTTAACTGAATCAGTTCCATAGTAGTAAACACCATTCAATACTCTTTTAATATATTGTTCATTATCATCAACTTTCAATTTATTATAAATAGTTATTGTATGTGGTTTATTCATAGATTCTCCTATCCATAAGTCCAGTCATTATTAGATACTTATAACATATTTTGTATGCCTGTTTATCTTTCTCTTCCTCGGTTAATAGCTCTTCTTTTTGAATAGAAGCTTTATTAATATATGTGATACTATGGGGTCCAAGTGACTCACTAGCAATATCCCCAGACTCAACAGACGATTGTAATAATTTATTTTTTAATGTTTCTTGATTGAATAATAATTCAGCTACTTCACAAGTAGCATCTTTAACATCTTTAGTTATTTGAGATTCTTCTTTTATTCTCATATATGTATTTAAATTTACAATGCTACTTGCTTTTATAGCTATATTGTCAAAGGAATCCTGTGGTATAACTGCACCTTTATAGTTATTTGAATAATAATTATAATCTACTAATGTCATACCTAATCACTTCCTTTCTTATTTTTTATTTTCTGCTTCTTTTTCTGCAGTTAATGTTGCAATCTGTGCTGTTAATTCTTCATTAGCAGTAACTAATCTATCATTTTCTGCAGTTAATGTTGCAATCATTTTATTTAGTTTTTCTATCTCTTTTAATACTTTTTTATCTTCGATTTTAGTTGCTTTTTTAGCAACCATACCTATTGTTCTCATTTAAATCCTCCTCATATTATGCTTTATGAGATACTCTGATACCTGCAACTTTGTTTTCATATAAGTCAACTATTCCGTATTTTCTGAATTTTTGAATATATGAATCTGCATCTGGATTATTTTCTGGAACAATTATATCTGATGCTGTATGTTTGTCCCATTTCATGACAGCACTTTTTTCAACTATCATGAAGTTTATATCTTTTCCATCATCATCACCAGTAACAGATGCATCTTTAACATGTTTTCTATATCCACCTTTTTCTTCACCAGTTGTTTTACCATCTAGTAAATCAATTGCAGTGTAAAATCTCTTTTGTGGAACTTCTATAATTTTAGCAAATTCATCTAAAACTCCAGTAGATTTATACTTTTCTACATTTTTAGCTGCTCTTAACAAAGTTGGGGTGATGAATAGATATCTTGAAGTAGATGTTACTTCTTCCTCATCCATTGCATCTTCTTCACGAATTAAGGCTGCTAATACATCATCACCAGTTGATAATGTTTCTGGTGTATGTGATACTCCATCATATCCAGCAATTGTTGCATATGTAAATGCATCTTTTTCTGGTGCTGATTTATGTTTAGCATATTGCCCAGCAACTTTTCCAAAAGCAATTTCTGCTGTTTCCTCATTATCCATTGTATCAACAGTGAACTTACGACCTCTATCGTAATTTGCTTTGTGTGTCTCCCATTCAACACTTACATCACCATCTTGGTATCCACCATTTCTTGAATAATCTGCAGGACCATCAATAGTATATTTTGCTACTAAAAATTCACCTGCCTTAGCTCCCATTTTTATATCATTAGGATTACTATTTAAAACACTAGATGTTTCTTCTTTTCTATATAACTCATCTAGTAAAGGTATATAGTTTTTTGATAAAGCAATATTATTTGCCATCAATTATCATCCTCTCTTTCTATTTTTTATCTTCGCTAGATAATCCCATTGCTTGCCTTAATTCATCTAAACCAGAAGAATTTGTTGGTGCACTAGGATTAGCAGTATATGTAGGATTAGCTACATCACTTAAGAATGCTCCAGCATCATTCTTTTTAAATTCTTCAAGCCATTCACTAGCTCCTTGATATTTGCTAGTTTTTTCATCATACTTGAAGTCTTGTTCATTAAATTTAGAAATTACTCCTGCTTTTGCAGATTCACTGCTAAACTTAATGTCTTTGAAGAAATCGTTAACTCTTTGAGTTTTAACTTCTTCTTTTTTTGCATCTTCTTGAGCTTTAACTAAATCATTGTATTTAGTTTCCCAATCAGTTGCAGATTTTTTAATGCTCTCAATATCCATATCTTTATAAGATTTGATTTCTTTGTTAGCATTATCAAGTTGAGTTTTTAAATTGGTATTTTCCTCTTTAATTCCATTAACTCTTTTGCCATATTCAGCAAGTATTGAATCAACAGTCTCCTTATCAAGTTCCAACCCTTTTAAAAATTCGTTCATTATAATTTCCTCCTAACTTTTTTACAATGGTCTGTTCCACCTGTGAACAAATTATTTGCTAGTCTTTAGGTTGCTATGCCACACCAAAAAAGAACGATTTCTCGTTCTTAAGACTTGTGCCTTTATAAGCACCACAGAACAAATAGCAACTAGAATTACTCACATTTATAGTCTGCTGACTTGGTAGCCTGTGTCAGTTGCATGGCACAATAGCCCTGTAATTCCTTTTTTTATTTGTTCTATGCTACCTACAAAAGTAGATAACATACTGACATTTTATCAAATACTGGTTCACTCCTTTATACGTTAGAGTGACAAAAGTTTTTTAACATACTTTAATAATTATGTTTTCCTCTATTTTTTTTCTAATTTCCAATAGTTTTTTATCCTCATCATCAAAGTCTTTTATCATAAACACTGCACCTTTTTTGTGTTTAGAACATATGTGTTTATTGATTTTTCCATATATGCTATGTAAATCATCACTTTTTGATACTCCTGCAATTTTTAACAACTCATAATCTTTATCTTCTAAACAATTATTTATCATATTACCTTTTCAAGCTCCTTTTCCAACATTATACCAAACGTTGTAGCAAATGGTCTAGGATTTAAACTACAGGTATATTCAGAAAAGGCTTCTGAAAACATTTCAAAATAATCACTTGCACCATACTTAGATAACGCTTCATCAATTAATAATGACTCTCCTGGAAACCTTATATAATATTCATCTACAACATTACTCATAAATGATTCGACCCATGCATCACTTTCACTTCTATTTGCAAATGGTTTATTGTATAGTTTTCTAAACAATCCAATTTGTATTCTATGACCTACTTCATGCCCAACAATTTGCTTAATAGGATTATCTGTCTTAACCAAATTACCAATCTTTTGATTGTGTTCTATGATTTTAACAAATCTATTTTTATCACCAATAATATTTTTATTTATATAAAACTTTTCGTTTGCAAGCACCATTTCTTCATTTCTAGTAGGTAGATTACCTAATTTCCAAATTATTTCTTTTTCAGGAATCACATTACCATACTTATTTAAATAATCATTTGTATTTAAAAACAAATCTTGTTTTAATTCATCATCAATTGCATTATTCAGATTTCTTGTTATAGATGTCTTTCCAAGTGTCTCTAGGTTTCTTGCACTATTTGTTTTAGAATATTGTTCAATAATTCTTTCACGTTCATAGTGTCTCTTCAAATTATTTTTAGTGCAAAAATCACTATACTCTTTATTTAACTCTTTAAATTTATCATTATAAGTTTTTATTTTTCTTTCATCATTTGTTACTTTGCCAACCTCAATATTTTTCTTATAACCTCTTATCTTTCGTTCATACATTCTTTGCTGTTGAGATAATTCATATGCTTTTTTATTTTCTTCTCTGTCAATATTCTTTCCTTTAGGAATATCTATGTCAGAAAAGAAAGAAAATATTTTATGTCTACAGTTTGCTCCACCAATTCCTTGAACATCACCAAAATTACATGTTTCTTGAAAGTTAGGGTATTTGCTATTGGATCCTTCTAACTTATACACCTTTCCTTGCCACCAAGAATGGTCTCTATAGTCGAAAGTATCAGTGACACGAGCATCTATATGCTCACTTACTTCTACGCAATCAGCACCTATTTCTTTTGCTCTTTCTAGTTCACTTCTTATCTGCATTTGCACTACCGCTGTTAAAGAATCTCTTCTAACAGTAGATTCTATAGAATAATTTCTTATAGTTCCATTTTTCTGTTTATAAGAAGTAACTGTTATTCCACTTTTAACTAAGTCTTTTAGTGCATTTGAAATAGCTGTATTATAATCTACTACACCTGTTGCAATAGAAGTATATGACTCATTTAATACATTCATATAGGCATCATTAAATCCTTCTTGTGCTTTCGTTTTAATTAATCTAAATGTATTATTTATTTCTTTGTAAGAGTTTTCTATTATTTCATTAACTTTTTTAGAATTTAATAATTTATCAATATCAATATTGTATTTCCCACTTGCATTTGCAAGTTTTATTGTCTCAAAATCAATATCATATCCTGCTCTTTTTAATACTTTAATTACATCTTTTTTAGGAATATTTGAATACTCACTTATTATTTCTATAGCATCATTATTAAGTCCACCTAATTCTTCCAATTTTCTTAAATACCATGCCATTGAATTACCCAAATTTATTTCTTCATACTGTTTAAAAGATTCTGCAATTTTAAGAATTAGTCTTGTTTCAACATTTCTATATATACCTACAAAGTATTCTATTAATTCATCTATGTCTATTCCATTTTCCATTATTCTTCATCTTCTTCAGATTCTACTGGATCTTCGAATTTCTTTCTTCTGTTTCTAATGTTTTGAACATACTTGATAGCGTCTTCTTCATTCATATCCATAGTATCCATAAAATATTGAACATCATCAGTTAACTTATTATTTCTTTCAATTAGTGCTTGATTTCTTTTTGTCTCTTTATCGACTAGTATTGAGTCATCCCAATCATGTGTCATACTATAATTTGAACCGACTGGTATTCTATATAATCTACATAACACATAAATTCCATATACTAAATCATTTAATGCATATTCCAATGCTGTTTGAATATCGCTAACTGTTACATAATAGTCCTGCTTTGATGAACGTATTTCCGTTGCTGTTTTTGCTATTTCTGTATTCTTTGAAATAGTACCAAAAGCAACTTGACATTCAGTTTCAGCCTGCCTTAACAATTCGTCTAGTCCATTAAATAATGGGTTATCTCTAATTTCCGGGCTAAAGACATTATAGTTTTTATCTTTTACTTCATCAAAAGATAAATGCCTGAATAATCTTTTCTTTCCTTTCGGATAAGTAGCATTGCCATTTTTATCATGTTCCAATAAAGATTCATCAATATCTATTGCTAATTCAGAACCTTCATACTCCCAAATAATTCTGGAAAATTGTTTGTCTATTTGTTCTAATGTTCCAATAGCATTATGAAATAATGATTGCCCTAATGGGCTTGAATTATCTAAAGTATTAGCATTTGGCATTGTGAAGAATCCACCAATTAATCTATCTATTCCATCAATGCTTCCAGACTCATCAATATCTTTCCATTTTTCAACTTGATGAAGATCTATTTTCCTTCTTAGGACAGCACCATTAGTTTCTCCTTCATAAGCAACATTTTTTATTTTCATAGAGTTGTCAATTAACTCATTATATTCTAACCTTGTATATACTTTTGTTCCGTCTTGTACTTGATCTACAGTAATCATTCCGAGTAGATCACCATCATTACTAAATTTAAATGGAATACATTTATCAGCTTGTATAACACTAATCTTAATCGTTCCATTTGAGTAATAAGGCTTAAAGAATATATAACTCTTGGCTATACCATATTCTGTATTAGTTCTTATTCTTCTTAAAAATTTTTGATATATTTTATCTATATTTTCATCAGAACATTTACTTTTATATTCAATAGTAACTGCTTTAGCAACTTTCTCACATATAGATTTAGCAACGTGAAGTGATATTGTTTGATCATCAATCCATGGTTCATTGCCATTAAATATACTAGCCCACTTTTGAACTGCATCTAAAACTTCTTTTGATGTTTCTACATCTATATCAAATTCTTGCTTTATTTTGTTATAATCAAACATTCTACTCCACCAACCTTTTATAAAATTTATAAATTTACTAATCATTATCATCACTCTTTTCTGTCACTTCTATAAATGGTAATAATCTTTTTATTTGTTTCCATATACCCATAATTAAATAACGTTTAGCATCTTGACAGTGGTCATTTTGCTTTACAGGCACTTCTTTTCCTTTATCCAACAAATCTTTGTCATATTCATATTGATATTCTTCTTTTATCAACATTACTTGATTAGGTGAAATAAAAAGACGTTTAAAACTAAACATTTTTTGAACTCTACTTATACCAAGCCCTACATCATTTTTAGCATCTTTAATAATTACATCTGGACATACTCTTTTTATTTCTTCAGAAAGCCCTTTTGCTGATGGATCTATAAATACATATCTTATTTTTAGTCCATTAGGTTTTCTTTTGGTCTTTGTTTCTTCTTCTATTTGTTCTTTGAACTTTTTAAAGTCCTGTGCATATTCACTTGGGCTTTTTTGTTTTCCTGTATCTCTTCCAGAATAGTAATACTCATCAATACCACGAACGCATTTCTTTATTTCATCTAATCCAAAACATTCATATGCTGTAGCATTCATTTGACCATAGTCAACTCCAACATATAAAAAAGACATATTATCTATGTCTTCTTCAGTTATTCCTTTTACATGTTCTTCTTCCCTGAACATATAGTAGATCAATTCATCTATACCAGTACATAATCCTAGCCATAGCCAGTTGTACATTTTTTCATCAAGTTTCTTTAATATTTCTGCAGCTTCTATTAGCTTTCTTCCCAACCATGATTGTGGAACATCTGTGTAATCTACATGAATATGTAACACATCTGGTCTTTGTTTCATTTTATCCAGCCACTCCATAACAGGAGCTTTTGGATTTTTAGGAGGATTGAAATAGTATTCTATTACAAATTCTTCATCATTTCCACGAATAAAAGTTGCTTCAATATTTTGAAGTTCATCTTCTCCTTCACCTTTATCAAAGAACTCAGTTAACTCATCTATTTGTACCAATACAATAGGTCTATCTTCATCTATCATACCTTTTGTATCGTCTATTGAATCATTTCCAGTAAAATAGATTGTGTTTCCTGTAGGAAGATATGTTATTTGCATTGGACTTACTGTTATTTTAAATTCACTTAAATCAGCTTTAAGTCTTCTTATTGCTCTTTTACATTCAGCAAATATCGTTTTCTTTAGTTTATTATGAAACTTTCTTAAATCAACTACTGAACCAGGCTTGTCTTCCATTATTCTAGATATCGCTCTAATGGCGCCTCTTGATGATTTAGTTCCAGCACGTCCACTTGTGAATATCTTATGTGTATGCCTTGTTTCATTAAAACTTTCATGATATTTAGGAATTATTAAATCACTTATCTTTACTACTTCACTATTATCTTGGTAAGTCATTTATAATCACCGTTTTTCTTTCCTTTGATGGTTGCTCAATAGGTCTATCTCTCCATGTTTTAGGTTTTCTATTTTTTAACCAACACATAATTGCACCAACATCAGGTTGAACTTCTTTAGTTACTCTCTTTGTTTCAGTCATTCGATATTCACCAGTTAAAGGATCTTTTACTTTTTCTTTGGTTACTTCATCATATGTATATCCTATTGCCCTTTTATAAAGTGCATTTTCAACTTCATAATCAACTATTTCTTTGTTCTTTTTAATGATGTCATAAATGTCAGTATACTTTTTCATCCATTCATATAAAGTTTGCCTTCTTATATTACAATTATGTGCTATTTGTTCATCGGTTAGTCCTTCTCTTGCCCAACCTGCAAGTAAAGTCAAGCCCTCGGAAGTTAACCAATACTCAACCTTACTTTTTGCCATAGTTAATCTTCCTTATTCTCTTCTTCTATAATCTCTTCTTTAGCAGTGGCTTTATTCTTTGTTTTAGTTTGCTCTTTTACTTCTTCTACAATAGGATTACCTTCCCATTTTGTATTAAGAAGTTCTTTCCCTCTTTCACCATCTACTTCAAATTCTTCAGCATATAGATAAAATCTGTTTTCCTTCTTTAATTGTAGATTTGCATTTTTCATCTTTTTATCTTTTGCTATTACTCTTAATTTCATCAATTTCAGTCCTTTCTATTTTATTACATAATAAAAGCGCTCTATCTTCGAGTGCTACTTTTCAATCTCAATAGTTTGGTTGTCAATACCAGCAAGTTTAAACCCATATTTATATATGTCATCAGTATCTGTAATATTGTTTTTATTTATATAATCATACATTTTTTGAATATCATCATTTGTTTTTAATAAATGCATAACTCCAGAGAAATCATTAGACCCGTTATCAAACTTGAATTTTTCTTTCAATTGTGCCTCTAATTGTTCTTTAATGTTATTCATTATATTCTCCCCTTCCAACAATCTCAAAATCATTGTAGTTATTATACACAAAATAATATTCTTTGTCATCAATTATTTGGCTATTAATTTTGCCCTTTATCCATTTATCCTGGTTAGAATCAATAACCCCTGATAACCTTCCGTATTCTTCTTTTGATATTATTATTTTTTTGTTACTAGAACTTTTTTTATTATTTTTATTTTTCCAATATGCATTTCTTCCTCTCTCGTAATCATCATATGGAACATATATTCTTTTCCCATTCTTAGCTGTGTAGAAATACCCATCTTGTTCGTTCACTATATCACTTCTTTCCACTTCTAAACCAAAATATTACAAATATCAAAATTATAACGATTAATCCTATATCACTTAGACCTATCTTCATTTTTTAATTCCTTTTCACATTTTTTGTTTCTAGGACATAATTTACATACTTGATACTTCATGCATAGTTTCAATATATCCTTTTCCTTAATATTCTTTTTACTCATGATCATCACTTAACTTTCTTTAAAATGTGATGGACTTCTTCATAGTAATCTTCTGTTGGAGGTTTCATTGTTAAGTTCAACCAATGAAATAACTCATTCAAATCTTGATAATATTTGTGATGACAGTAATCTAAATAATTCAAATACTCATGGCTTCTTCTTATTAGAATTGCCCCATTAGTTAATACACGCTTGCCACCATTTCTTTTTTCTTTAATATGATGGAAAGTTAATTCTTCAGCTCTTACTATTTTATAATCCATCCAGTCTCTTCCTTGCTCTAATGGTTTATATATTTTTAGCATAGTGATTAACGGTTCTTTCATATTCCTCCAACAAAAAAGCCAACATTTGTTGGCTCCCAGGGGTATCTGTTTTAAATGACAGATATGAGTTTTTTAATTTCTCACGATATCAATATAACACCATAATTGGGACATAAGTGGGACATTTTTTAAATATTTCTTTTTTTTTGCATTTTTGAATATATTCTTTTGCATTGTCTATCACTTAGACCTACTACATTTCCTACTTTCCACCATGGAACTTTTTCTTGTCTTAGATCATATATTCTTTTTTCTATTAAGTTATATTGTCCTATTATTTTTAATTCTTGTTCTATATAGTTCATTAGATTCTGCTGCTTTTTAAATATATAATCTAATGTTTCATCTATTTGTTTATCTTCTAAAATCTCAATATACTTTAACATTTTATCTATTCTTGTTCCACCATCTACTACTTCCCCTTTTATATCAGTAGCCTTAGGTAGTACTATAGATTTTGCTAATTCTTTTTCATTCAACCAAAACTTATATTCATTATCTAATTTTTTTAATTGTTCTTGAGCTTCTAAAAGTGTCATCTTACCTCCTATAAATTGTTTTTAATCTATATAATCCTAAAAATTTAATAAATCTCTGTACTTTTACTATGTCTAATTGAGAATCGTGTATGTTTGCCATATCTTCGTTATAGTTGCGTTGATACCTTATTGGCTTATTTACTCTATTGACTTGTCCATTTTTATAAGTGACTATATCTCCTTTTATTAGATCATTTACTGTCATTTCTCATCCTCAATTCTTTTTAATTGCCTTTCTATCTTTTGTTTCATTATGTTTTCTACTTCTTCATCTGTTATTCCATAGTAGTATTGAAATTGTTTTAGCATACAAGTTACGTCTGCTAGTTCTTCTGCAACGTGTTCTACATAACTTTTATTAAGCTGTATTGGACTATACCAAAGCTGTATTGGACTATACCAATATGCACTTTCACAATCTGCTACTGCTTCTTGAAATTCATATACTTCTTCTGCTAGTTTCTTTTGTTGGCTCTTTATCCCATAATGATTTATTATCTTTAACAAGTTATCTTTCATTGCTTACTCCTTTGGCATTTCATATACCACAACTGTATCTGTAAATGGTATAAACTCTATACCTTTTTTATCTTGTGTTGTTATTAATCCTTTTTTACCTATTAATTGCCTTTGTATCTCATCTAATACTTCTAATGCTCTTTTTCTTGATGAGTATGCGCCTAACTCAAAACTTTCATCATTAAATTGGTCTATTGCTCTTTGATTAGCACAAATTAAATGATTATTGTCTTGATGTATAAATATATTATTTACTTTTATAATTCTTTCTTTATCTTTACTTCTTATCCATAGTTCCATTGTTATCTCTCCTTTTTACTAATTCTTTTTCGCTGTCTTTTACTTCTGTTGCTCTTACATAATCATATCCATCATAGTTTATTAGTATCGTGCCTAATTCTTGTAATTTATCTATGTTTATTTCAAATGTTCCATCATCTGTATGTATTGTTAGTTTATACATTTTTATCCTCACTAATTAAACATATTTTCATTACTTTTTCCAATGCTTGTAATATTT